TATTAATTGATACATTACCTGGTGGTAGAGACCCCTCTGACCTCGCATGTGTAGGGATAAACCTTATTGTCATATCTCAAGATGATGACTCACTACACTATGCTCCGAAGGCCGATATTCTGGAGGGAACAGAGACTTGGGTAGAAGTAATTATCGGCTTTGAAGCCACAGGCTCTCCCATAGCCATCATCAGCCTCAGCCCGAGGCATACCTGGATAGTTGGGGAGAATGGTTATGTCTACTTCACGGAAGACCCGACGGCAGGGGTTACTATTCAGACCGCAGGTACCGTGACAACCGAGGACCTGCTTGCCATACATGGCTACGACATCAACAACTTAGTAGCCGTGGGCGAGAACAATGCCGTGATAGTCACCCGGAATGGTGGCGATGTCTATACAGCGATCACTGGTCCAAATGCAGATGTAGACTTGACTGCTGTCTGGATGCGTGGACCAGATGAATGGTTCGTCGGTTGTATTGATGGGACATTATGGTACACTCTGGATGCTGGTCTCAACTGGACGCAGAAAGTCCTCCCTGGCCAGGCCACGATCACCCGTATCAAGGACATTAAGTTCAGCACTCCGACAGTAGGATGGGTTGCCGCCTATGCTGGTGGCACTCCAGCCGGTAGAATCCTGCGGACAATAAACGGTGGTTATGAGTGGTACGTTTCACCGGAGGGTAACCTGGCACTCCCGGCAAATGACCGGATTAACGAGATTGCGATCTGTGAAGTTGACCCCAACATCATCTACGCCGGCGGCCTTGCGGATGATGGTAGTGATGGCATAATCCTGAAAGGCGCTGCCTAGTAAAATAAATAGTTGGAGGATTCTTTTATGCATGAGGTAGAAGATGGCAAAATTACACTGAGTACGGGCGTTGTGTTCAAGATCGTGGGTGTTCCTCTCTTTGCCTTTGATAAGATCAGGGAGAAGATGCGATTGGAACGACCGCAAGTTCCTGTAGTGCACATCGAGGAGAAGGACAGGGACGAGCCAAATCCTAATGACCCTGATTACATAGCAGCCTTGGATACATTCGAGAGGAAACACAGTGAGAAAATCATAGACATGATGATAACCTTGGGGACGGAGTTTGATTCGGTTCCAGAAGGATTCCCCAAGGTTAGTGATGACTCTTGGGTGTTGAAGCTCAAGTTACTGGATATTGATGTGCCCGAGAGCGAGGATGTGCATGGACGTTACCTGGCATGGATAAAACTCTGTGCGATGAAGACAATGGAAGATTATGAGTCCTTGCTGATTGCTTGCTCTCGTGGTGCAGGAGTTACCGAGAAGGATGTGGCCGATGCGTCGGCTACATTTCGCAGTGCAAAGAAACGGGCAGCCGATACAATATCACGGGGTTAGGCATGGAGTCAACCCTAATATAACATTTGGAAGGCTCCTGCCTAACCTGGTTCCTCAGTATGAGGAATTGGAGGCATGTGTATATGTCAACTACAATTACAGCCAATGGCGGGAACTAACATGGCAGGAGAAGGCTTGCGCCGTTGCCCATTATCGGATGCATCGGCTAGTTGAATTACATGGGAGTGATGCGGTGAATACCAAGATGGAACAAGACCAGAAACGACATTCCTCAAAGATAAGGAGGAGATAGAATGGCCCTCAAGGATGTTGGTGTTCGTCTCGTTGTCGAGGGAAGTGGAAAGTTCAAGACAGAGATGGATGCGGTCGATAAGAAAGTAGCTGATTTAAAGAGTGGCATCCTAGAACACAGTAGACTTATCGGCACTGGCATGACTGCTATGGGTACCGCTATAGTCGGTGCCTTCGCCTTGGCTACTAAAGCCGCTATTGACTTTGAGGATGCCTTCGCTGGTGTACGCAAGACAGTTGATGCTACTGATGCAGAGTTGGGTGTCTTGAGGCAAGGTCTACGGGACATGACCAGGGAACTGCCTTTGACTCATTCAGAACTTGCCCGTATAGCGGAGGCTGCTGGTCAGTTGGGCATTCAGAAGGAAGGGATATTAGATTTCACTGAAGTCATGGCGAAACTCGGTCTAACAACCAATTTGACGGGTGATGAGGCAGCTACTACTTTTGCACGATTCGCTAACATCACTGGCATGGACGTGTCATTCTTTGATAATCTCGGCTCTGTCATTGTGGAGTTGGGCAACAACATGGCCACGACAGAAGGAGAAATTGCGAGTATGGCTCTGCGTCTAGCTGGTGCTAGTACTATTATAGGATTGACTCAAGCGGAAATTCTAGCCTTGGCTGCTTCACTATCTTCCGTAGGCATCGAGGCTGAATCAGGGGGTACAGCATTCTCACGGGTCATGCTTGAGATGAACTCTGCTGTCGCTTCTGGTGGGGATATATTAAAGATATGGGCTAGTGTTGCTGGAACATCGGTTGAGGAGTTCAGCAAACTATTTAAGAAAGATGCATCAGGCGCCGTCTTAAAATTCATAGATGGCTTGGGGGCAGTAAAAGATATGGGTATAGATGTGATACCCATATTGGATAAATTAGGGTTGGGTGGTATCAGGATAACCGATGCATTACTCCGGGCTACTGGCGCTCAAGACTTATTCAGAGAAGCCACAGAAATCGCTAATAAGGCATGGGAGGAAAATAACGCTCTGGATGAAGAGGCAGCGAAGCGGCTTGAGACCACTAAATCTCAGTTGAATATTCTGAAGAATTCCATGATAGACCTTGGTATAACCATTGGCGATTTCATCATTCCGAAACTCACAGCACTAATAGATAAAATCAAGCCGGTTATTGATAATGTTCAGCAGTGGATAAAAGACAATCCGAAACTATCGGTTACCATCATCACAGTGGCAGGGGTTGTTGGAGGGCTATTGTTGGCACTTGGACCACTACTGATTATGTTGCCGACTATTATAACTTCTTTGGGTCTGATCAAGGCTGGAATACTTGCTGTTGCCGCCGCTTCTAGAATAGCAACGGTAGCACAGTGGTTATGGAATGCAGCGTTGTGGGCTAATCCTATAGGACTGATTATCTTAGCGGTGGTGGCCTTTGCTGCTGCCATGGTAGCAGCGGTGGAATTGATACGCCGTAATTGGGATGGTATCGCCGAATTCTTTGGTAAGATATGGAAGAATATCACCACATTCGTCAAGAATGGTGTTAACATGGTTATAGATTATCTCAATAGTCTCATCAATGCACTCAATATTGTACTTGGCCTAGTGGGTATCAGTATCCCTCGCATTCCCAGAATCGGTGAGACTTTTTCCAGAGTAGGGGGGGAGCGGGAAACAGATAGGAATGAAAAACCTGCGTGGCAGACAATGGCTGAAGAAGCTCCTGGCTTTATTGCCGTAGAGGCAGCTGTACACGGTCTTGAACCGTTTGGAGCCGCCGCCCTGCCCCCTTTCACTTTGCCCGAGAGAGGGCAGATAACGATTAATGAAGGCGACACCATTTACAATGTCGAAGCAAACTATACAACTCCTCAAGACCCGGCGACTATTGCACTAGATTTGGAAGCATTAACTCTGGCGGTTGGGTAATAAAATATGTTGATGCATGAGACGAAGGAATTTACCAGCTATATCTCACCTGATGGTGAAGAGTATCAATTCCATATACCGTCGGGATATGGGCGTTGGGTACTAACTGAATCTGGGTGGGGGACTCCTCCCATCGACTATATAACACAGAGAGGACCGTTCCAGCATGGGGATACCGTTAGAGATTTCTTCCTCCGTCCCCGGGTTATACAGATGTTGATACGCCAGCAGTTCTGTAATCGTGATGATTTGTGGGGAGGTCGAGCCTTACTATTAAATGCTATCCGACCTAACCGACAAACTACCCCGACTGCCAGTGAGCCGGGACAGTTAAGACGTATTCAATCAGATGGGGCAATCCGTGACCTCAATGTTTACATATCGCAAGGGCCTAGGTTCGAGCCCCGCAATCGTACTAACTGGGATGAGTGGGCATTTCAGGAAGTCTTGAGATTTATAGCCTATGACCCGGTGGTGTTTGATCCTACAGAAGTTGAAGAGGTTTTGGGATTAGACCTCGTTTTAGAGTTAGTCTTCCCGATTGATTTCCCAATTATATTCGGAGCTTCTAGTATCGATGATACAGTTGATTTAACATATCCTGGGACATGGGAGACCTTCCCTATTATCGTAATAACTGGCCCCATGAGTAACTTTAAGATTGTCAATAACACGACTGGTGAAGAGATTGAACTCACCTATAATATTCCTCTCGGTGATTCGATTACGATCGACTTATCATATGGAAATAAGACTGTAATAGATGCTGGGGGAACAAATCGGATTGGTTCAGTCACACCAGAGAGTGATTTGGCGACCTTCCATATAGCTCCCGACCCCGAAGCTCCCGGGGGAGTTAATAGTCTTACTGTGACGGGATTGGGTGCCGCTCCTGGCGTTACGCAAGTTGCAGTGAGTTACTTCAATAGATACTTTGGAATATGAGGTGATGAAATGACACAGATAAGCAGACCTTGGGGAGGCACAACAGTCGGTGATGCCGGTCCTTATACACATCTTAACTGGACACAGATTTGGCAATACTTCTTGGGTTCTTTAGCAGATGCTGATACTGGTATCCTATCAAACATCTTAAATGAACTTCTGGCGACTGGTGTTGCTTCTCCTGTTACAGTAAATACGGGTGTCGCTCTTGTCAACGGGACATTCTATATAAACGATGCTGCTGAGGGTGTTCTGGTTCCCATTCCTGCGGGGGCACAGCGTATTGATAGAATCGTTCTCAGAAAGGACTTTGCTGCTCAGACTGTGAGGATTCACCGCCTTGTAGGGATTGAAGGTGGTGTTGCTCCAGCATTGACACAGGATACGACCTACTGGGATATGCCTCTTTTTCAAGCTACTGTCGCTTTTCCTGGGGGAGCGATTACATTAGTTGACCAACGGGAACGGATGAATACCAGAATACCCTCAATGACAACTGCTGAACGAGATGCCATGACGGCGGTTAATGGTATGAGGATATACAATGAGACTACGGGTACATTGCAGATTCGGGCTGGCGGTATATGGGTTTCATATATACCAACACCTGCCCGGCTGGTACCTCCAATAGTCCGGTGGACTATGCCTGGATGGGTTTCACTGTTAGGGGCCAATCAATTGGTATCAGCTAACCGGACTTATTATACGCCGATATTTGTACCAGAGAGC